CGATTACAATAGCTCATCTAGTTTCACAAGGCGGAACTGCATATTATAATTCAGCAGTTACAATTGATGGTAGTTCAGTAACTCCAGAATGGCAAGGCGGTTCAGCACCAACAGCTGGTAATGCTAGTAGTATTGACGTTTACACATATACTGTTATAAAAACAGGAAGTGCAGCGTTTACTGGTTTTAGCAGCACTAACGCAATTCGCGTAATAGGAGGATAAAGAAAGATGCCAATTTTAAGTTCACGAGGAGGCGGAGCAGTAAAAGGATTTGGTTTTGCAGCTGGTGGTCCTTCATTCATATCTGCTACAGGAGGTACAGTTGTAGACTGTGGAGATTATAGAACACATATTTTTACAGGTCCTGGAAGTTTTGTAGTTTCAAAAGCAGGATCTGGTGACAATTCTCAAGTAGATTATTTAGTAGTAGCAGGAGGAGGTGGTGCAAGTTGGGGCACTAGTGGTGCTGGAGGAGCTGGTGCTGGAGGTTTTAGAGTTTCAAATAAATGGGGGTTATCTGCACCATCAATGTCTCCATTAAGTAATCCCACAGGTATTTCAGTTACAGCTCAAACATATCCAATTACAGTAGGTGCAGGTGGACCATTAGGAGCACCTTCACCAGTACCTCAAGGTGTACCAGGCAGTCCATCAGTTTTTTCTACTATAACTTCAACAGGCGGTGGAGGAGGTGGAGGTTATCCTGGCGCACCTGGCCTACCTGGCGGATCTGCAGGAGGTGGTTCAAATTCAAGTGGTGCAGGAGGAACAGGAAATACTCCTCTAGTAAGTCCTCCTCAAGGTAATGATGGTGGTGCAGGAACAACATTAGGTTCTGGTCCTGAACCAAATCATAGACAAGGTGGAGGCGGAGGAGGAGCTGGAGCAGCTGGAACACTTGCTAATCCTTCAACAAACGGTGGACCAGGAGGTGATGGATCATTTATAGCAAATGGATTTATAGGACCAACAGCTCCTAGTTATGGTACACCAGGACCAGTTGGTTCAACAAGATATTTTGCTGGTGGTGGAGGAGGTGGATCTCAACTTGCTGGAGCACCTGGAGGAGCTCCTGGAGGAGCAGGAGGTGGAGGTAGTGGAGCAGCAAGTGGTCCAACTGGTGGTTCCAATGGAGTCATTAATACAGGTGGAGGAAGTGGTGGAAGATATGGCTGTTCTCATCCTGGACTTGGTGGATCAGGAATAGTAATGATAAGGTATAAATTTCAACAAAGTTAAATTATGGCACATTTTGCAAAAATATCAGAAGATAATGAAGTTTTATTAGTTTTAGCATTTAATGATAAGGACATGCTAGATGAAAATGGAAATGAATCTGAATTAATTGGACAAAAATATTTAGAAAAACATCATAATTGGCCAGCTCATTTATGGATTCAAACATCTTGCAATACAAATGGTGGAAAACATACTAAAGGGAAAGAGGCATTTAGAGGAAATTTCGCAGGTATTGGTTTAATTTGGGATCCAGATAATAAAATTTTTTTAAGAAAAAAACCTTTTCCTTCATGGATAAAAGATATTCCAAATGCATCATGGAAATCGCCAATTGGTGATGCACCAGTATTTACTGAAGAACAAATAGAACAAAATAAACAATATCCTCAAACATGGTCATATCAATGGAATGAATTAAATCAAACTTGGGATTTAATTAATTTTAAAATTTCTTAATTACACTTTACAATAATATAAAATTATACTATATACTTTTAAACATGGAAAAGAAAGTATTGTCAGAAATAAATTTGTATTTTGGCCAAATAAAAATGCCAAATTATTTTGAAATAGATAGAGAAAAATTATGTGTAGATATTTTATTATCTACAAATTATAATCAAGAAGTCCCATTCTCTAAACCATGGGATATGTTACAAACATATTTACGAGAACATATAAATGTAAAATATGGTTTTACATTAATTCATAAAAAATCAATTGGAAATATTTATAGTCCAAGACAATGTTCAAATTATTATTTACAAGTTGATCCTATAGATTTAAAAAATTCACCAGATTATGTAATGCTTTATGGAGTTAATGTTGGAAAAAATTCTTGTAAAGTATTTATAGAATATGACGATAATAGAAGAAAAAATAAAAGTTGGGAAATATTTTTAAACGATAATGATTTTGTAATGTTTCCGTCTACTCAAAGATATTATGTAACTGCTAATATGTCAGAACAATTAAATTTTATATTAACTTCAACTTATGAATTTATTTAATCATTATTGGTATTTTAAATCAGCTTTGACTTCAAAATTTTGTGATGAAGTTATTAAATATGGATTACAATATCAAGAAAATTTAGCTATTACAGGTGGCTTTGGTAGAGATAGAGATTTAAAAAAACAACCATTAAAAGAAGAAGAAATTGTAGATTTAAAAAAAAAGAGAAACTCTAATATAGTTTGGTTAAATGATCGTTGGATTTATAAAGAAATACAACCTTATGTACATCAAGCAAATAGAAATGCAGGTTGGAATTTTGAATGGGATTTTTCAGAGTCTTGTCAATTTACAAAATATAAATTAAATCAATACTATGATTGGCATTGTGATTCTTGGAATAAGCCATATGATAATCCTAATGATGTAAACACATATGGTAAAATTAGAAAATTATCTATGACTTGTCAGTTGACGGATGGTAGTGAATATGAAGGAGGAGAATTACAGTTTGATTGTAGAAATTATGATCCACATATGCGTGATGAAGATAAACATGTGTTGACTGTAAAAGAAATACTTCCCAAAGGCTCTATAGTTGTATTTCCTTCTTTTATGTGGCATAGAGTACAACCAGTTACGAAAGGAATAAGATATTCTTTAGTTGTTTGGAACTTAGGATATCCATTTAGATAATATGTTTAAAGAAGAATATTTTAAAACACCTTTTTGGTTTGAAGAAAAATTAGATTTTTTAAAATCTCTTACTAAAGAAACTGACAAGTATATTAAAGAAGCAAGAGAATTAAGAAAAAAAGATATTAAAAAATTTAATGATTTTGGAACTTCTTATCATTCAAAACCATTGACTGCGGATACTAAATTTAAAGATTTTCATAATTATATTGGTCAAAAATCTTTTGAATTTTTAGATTGGCAGGGGTTTGATATGCAGTCTTATACAATGTTTATTTCTGAAAGTTGGGTACAAGAATTTTCTAAAAATGGTGGGGGTCATCATTCTGCACATATACATTATAACCAACATGTAGGTGGATTTTATTTTCTTAAAGCAAGTGAAAATACTTCTTTCCCAATATTTCATGATCCTAGAACAGGAGCACGCTGCACTAAATTAAAACTTAAAAAACCAAACGAAATTAGTCATGGATTAGACAATGTACATTTTAAAGTAAAACCAGGTGTTCTTTTATTTTTCCCAGGTTATATGGAACATGAATTTATAGTAGATCATGGTAAAGAACCTTTTAGATTTATTCATTTTAATATACAAGCAGTTCCAAAAGAAATGGCTAAAATAGAAATATAATGCATAAATATAATTTTAAAAAAGATAAGTTTACTATAATTGAAAAAACAATAGATTTAAAAATTGCAAATTTTATTTACAACTATTTTTTAATGAAGAGACAAGTTGCAAAAACAATGTTTAATGAAAAATATATTTCTCCATTTACTACAGAATTTGGTATTTGGAATGATCCGCAGGTTCCTAACACTTATTCTCATTATGCAGATATTGCTATGGAAACTTTATTATTGTTAGTTCAGCCAGTTATGGAAAAAAAAACTGGGATAAAATTAATTCCAACTTATTCATATGCAAGAATTTATAAAAAAGGGGATATTTTAAATCGTCATAAAGATAGATTTAGTTGTGAGATATCTACGACTTTAAATTTAGGAGGAGATCCGTGGCCAATTTATATTGAACCAGATTCTAAAATGGGAAAATTTGTAGAAGGTAAGGGTTATATTTCTGATAACACTAAAGGTATTAAAGTAAATTTAAAACCTGGGGATATGTTAGTTTATAGAGGTAATTTATTAGAACATTGGAGAGAACCTTTTGAAGGAGAAAATTGTGGTCAAGTTTTCTTACATTATAATAATCGTAAAACACCAGGAGCAAAAGATAATATGTTTGACAAACGTATTCATCTAGGTCTTCCGTCTTGGTTTAAAAGATAATGTAATTTTATAATGGGTGCAGTAATACCACCACATACCACGTTACTGCATCCTTTATAAGAAATGAAAAATTTTTATAATAAATTAAAAAATTACAAATTAGCAAATTTAAAACAAAAAAAGACTGAGTTATGGGATGTAGAAGGTATACTACATAATCAAAAATTTAAATTTGATACTAGACCAATTCAAAATAATATTAAAACTGGAAGTTTTAAAACCAAAGCGGATAAAATGGTTTTTGATATTGAAGACCAGTATATTATTGTTGATATCGAAGAATTACATCAATATATAAAAGAAAATAATACTAAATATTTAAAGCTAAATGATTTGATATCTAAGCTAGAATGGACTATATTTTTGGCAAAAAATTAGATATAAAGGGTATCTATGTTACAAAAGATACAATTCAAGCCAGGATTTAATAAACAAGCCACAGCAACAGGGGCCGAAGGTCAATGGGTAGATGGCGATAATGTTAGGTTTAGATACGGTCAGCCAGAGAAAATAGGAGGTTGGGAACAACTCGTAGATAGTACTC